TGAGTCCGAGAGCTGCACAGACGCGCTCCTCCGGTTTGCGGCGAATCTCATCGAACGCCATCTCGGATGGTTTGTGGCTGACCTGCTCGACCTTGAACGGGCCAGTCATCACCAGGACAGAACCAGCATTGTCGCCTGTGAAATCCTGCTGTAGTTTCCGCTTCGTCTGACGTGCATCGTCTTCGCTTAGGTCTTCGACACCGCCCTTGTAGTCTGGTCCGACCATGATGCTTGGCATGCCACCATTGCGGACCATGCCGAATGCGGCGCTCGCTGCGACGTTGTCTGTTGCGATCTCACGAAGGACCGACGTGACAGGTGAGCGACCGAAGCGACTGTCCTGCGGATCTCGACCATAGCGGATGTGAATGAGGTCCTCGAGCGCGATGTCGTACGACGTGCCATCGACCGTGTACTGATACTTGATGAGAGGATTGACCTTGTTACCGACAGGTCTCATCATGTCAGCCGCCAAGTATTGCAGACCAACGACACGACCAGAGACTCGAACCTTGCGGAAATAGGCGTTTCCGAGCAGCTGGTAGTCTGGAAGAATCCACGACCACACGAGCGAAGGCGGGACGTTCGGTGTTGGCTGTGCGAGCAGCTGGAGAATCGGGTGATCCACGACTGTCTCGACCTGTCCATCAGGCATCGGTCTTCTAACGACGGGAACACCCTGGCTCCAGTTGCGGATGTACCAGTCCATGCCGATCGCGACGATACTGTTCAGCATCAGGTCGCCAGCCTGGTTGCGCCAGTTGAAACTCGAGCCTGGAAGGTTACGTGTCAGTAGGGACCAAAAGTCGCCGTTCCCAGTGCCAGTGAAATAGGACGTCTGTCGCTGAATCAGCGGCGGCGGAAGGAGTGCATTTGGCGCGGCAGTGGCTTTGCCGATGAAGCGATCGAAGAGTCCCATGTGACTATTGTGTCCTTATCATGCGTTATACTGCACCCCACCCACCGCCACGACCGACGAGCTCGTCATAGGCGTCAGTCAAAGCATCGACGATGTCGTCATTCTTCCCCAGGGGAAAGGTTCGCATCTCATCGAGTAGTGTACGGTTCCACTCAGCTGCGACCATGTACACGTTGCCACCAGCGACCTGACTCGCGAACGGTTCAGCCCTGACATCCTTGGCACCGGTCACCGGCAGGATGGTCACAGCACTACCATGAAGCAGCCGAAGCATGTGCATGGCTTGACTCTTGCCAGCCTGGCCCGGGTCCTGCGGTAGTCGGATCCTGATGCCACGGCCATCGAGAGCAGCTGTCTGCTTTATAACTTTATCGCGCTGGTCGGTGTCATACTGGCCACGCACGACATCTAGAATCCAGATGCGACCATCAGCATCACGGCCCATCTTTACACCGACCGTGAAGTCACCACTTCCAGCTGTGGCTGCAAGGTCCCAGGCGCGGGACATCTTCGTGAGGTTCGGCGTGGCATGCTCGATGGTGATCCGGTCCGACTTGAAGAAACTTCCCTCGCGTGGTGTTGGATGTTGCTGGTACAAAGCACTCCACCCGTAGTCTCCGGAGTTCGCGATCATCACCTCTTTGATGCGTCCGAGTTCCTTGACGTCATATCGTTCCGGCCACAAAGCTTCGCCAGGCATTCGACCAATCTGGTCCTTCTCTTCAGCTATCGCTGGCAGGTTCAGAACGGTCCATCGATGAGGTTCCGAACTGATTGCGCGAGCGGTTATGTCGTCGTGATGCCACCTAGTCGAGACGATGATAAGAGCGCCCTTCGGCTCGAGACGCGTGTATAGATCGTCCGTGTACCAGTCCCATGCTTTGTCACGATACAGCGCAGATTCGGCATCCTCGCGACTCCTTATAGGGTCATCGATGATGATGCGCTTGAAGCCGACACCAGTTGGAGGTGAACCGACACCACGCGCCATGAAGGTTCCGCCTTCCGGTAGGCTCCATTCATCCTGTGCCGCGTTGTCTTTTGACAGTTTAGTCCTGGACGAAACGATCTGGCGCGACTTACGGCTGAAGCGCCTCGCGATGCGCTCATTGTAGCCAGTGACCAGGACGTTTGCTGACGGGTCCCGCTCGATGCAATAGGCGCCGTAGCGAACGGTGACTGTCTCGGTTTTGCCATGACGCGGCGGCATGTGGATCGCGAGTCTGTCAATCTCACCACGCTCCACAGCGTCAAGGTGCGACGCGATGGCGATGAGATGTCGAGCTGTAAATGACCAGCCAGGCGGGAGAGTCTCTCGAAGGTAGTCAAGGTAACAGAGAGCTGTCTGAGCGCTAGTCTTCGTTTGGGCCTTCGCTGGCTGCGGAGAGAAGTTGAACCGAGAAAGTTGCAATCTTTTCGTAGAGAGTTGCAATCTGTGCGGCTGATTGGCCATTAACATACCTCTCGCTTTGTGTCGTCCTGGCGATGACCTGAAGTGCTTTGAGGTTGTCCTCGAGGACTGACGCCAGCAGGTCATCAAGCGATACAGCGTGGACCTTCGCAGTCGTTACAGTTTCCGACGCGTCGGAAACAGGTTGTAAGTTTCCGACACATGACGACATGCGATCACGAATAGTGATGATGGTCGTTCGTGGTAAACCATGAAGCCGAGAGACAACCGTCGGTGTCTGACCTGCCATCAGAGCAGCTTCGACCCGTGCGATTGTTTCCTCGTCGTAGATGTTTGGACGTGCCATGCTTCTATTCTGGCTCATCCTGGCGCACTCTGCGCCTGTAGTGCAGCTGTCCGTGGCATAAGTAGCACAACACCTGAACATCTTCCATCAGCTCACCACCGAGTCGAAGATAGGTGATGTGATGGACATCGAGCTTGTAGCCGTCCTCCTGTCGACGGCCACACTGCTCGCATGTTCTACCGGATCGTTCAAGCGCCTTCGTCCGAATGTCCTGCCAGCGCTGACTCCGCATGTACTTGCGACGGTAGTCGCGCCATGCTTCGTCGACCTGGTCGCCGGACGCTCCGATGGCCTTGAGCAGACTGTATGTGTTGGACCATGGTTTCGCCATGATGGTCCTTATGATGTGGTCCGTGTCCATGTGATCTCATCCTTTACAGGATGCCATTCACCACACATCCAATCATCGGCAAACATCGACTCAGGATCGAGTGTGAGACCTTGTAAGCCCTTCGGTTCATCTTCTCCCACATGCATCACAAAAACCTCATTGAAGTCGTCATATCGAAAATAGACTTCATGGTTCCAGTGTTTGCGAGTAACTGGTCGTCCACACTTCAATGCATGCATTACGTTTTCAAACTTCATTCGATCACCGTCCAATCTCGCGCCAGGACATCGGTTCCCGACAATGTAGCAAACCCCTTGCATCGCCAAACATTCGCGCCATCGAGCTCGTATCGCATCAGTGCAGCTTCGACCAGTTGAAGCTTGAATCGACCGCCATCACGCCACACAGGACGTCCTGCGCGTACATCCGTCATGATTGACTCGAATGATTTGCGACCAGTATTGTTTTGTTTCTTCCCGACAGATTCCTGAAACTCCACACGCAGTGCAGGTTCTGACATTAGCCACCTGTTGAGCATCATCGTTGGAAAACCAACCGATGCAGCTGCATCACTACGACTCTCACCACTTGCAATCAGTTCGGCCCACTTGACCACGATCGCGGTCTTTTCATCGAGCGAGATGTACGGGTCCATTTTCTTCACTACCCTGTCTGGTTTCTCTTCGTTGATCCATCGATTGACTGTTCCGCGTGTTAGTTCCATAATCTGCGCGGTGCGGCTGATGGAGTTGCCAGCAGCTCTCAACTCTTTGATTCGCACCAGGAGCGCTGTTCGCTCCTCGATGTCTGTATTCTTAGCCACTTTGATTTTCCCCTTCAAAGTAAAACACCAGACACATCCCTGATGATGTGCCTGGTGCGACAGCGAGTGGCAAACGTTTCGGTCTACTCGCTGGCGTCCTCGCCGAATGGATCGGATATGTCATCGGTCTTGATGACAGGCTGCGCGATCTTCGTGAGCTTTTTCTTTGCAGTGACAGGAGAGACGCTGATGATGGCGTTCGTTTGATAACCGCGTGTATTGAGCTTCGCATCGACAGTGACCATCCACTCCTTAGCCAGGAGCGAGTCAATGTCGAGGTTATGAAACTCGGATGAAGTCAAGCGCCGTCCGAGCATGCCATCGAGCAGGATGGTCAAAGCTGCTTTGTCGGAGCCATAGCCTTGACGCGTAAACTTGACGAAGCGAAAAGCGTTGCTGTTGCTGTCGCCATACTCAGTGGTCTCGAATGTGAACTTAAAGTTCGGAAGCATGACATTCGGATCATCGTAGGATGGTCGGTCGATTGATTCGACATTAGCCAGGCGGCAGACATAAGATCCTGCGACGGCTGCCTCAAACTGTGCGGCGCCATCGCTGAACGTCGCGTTAGAAAAGAAACCCATTTTTGTATTCTCCTTCGGCCATAAGGCCGCTCAGTGACAGTGCTGGCTCAATCACCAATCCAATAGTTATTCCACCAGCACCATCAAAGTTGACATTACCAAACATCTAAACACTTGTCAAACATAAAGTTGACGCTGTTCCTGTGGGCCAGCGTAAGCGCCCGGCCCGCAGGAGCAGTTTCAACTTAAGACCCCTAAGCGAGCACACTTACATGCTCGCAGGGGGGGTTTCCAAAGGGGGGGTTTTCTTCTGTTGTTCCCGTTTTCTCATACTTAAGGGGGAACAGCACGGGAACAACAGCGGGAACAACAGAAAAGGCCTAAAGCAGCCCTGTTGGACGGTACATTTTTGAGTTCTTTGGACCCTTGTCAAAAGTGACAATCCGACTTGATTCAAGGTCCGCGAGTGTAGCCGCCACGACTGATTTCCTACTGCCACACAGCTCAGCGAGACGTGTCTGCGTGATGCCTGGTTCGCCACTGATGAGCTCAATGAGCTTCGACCGGATCTCTTGTGTGATGACCTCACTTCTGGCGCCAGCGTCGAGCGTCCTGACCTGCGTCAGACCATCCTCATCGCGAATCTCAAAGGTCACATCAATCGCGTCCTCATCAG